TGTATAATCGCGAAAACGAAACGAGCAGCATTTTGAAAACGAAACGAGCAAAAACTCTCTTTTTTTCGCTTCCTTTTTTCTCTCAAAAAAAACGGCTTTTCTTTCCAATGTTTGGAGAATTGGAAAGAATTTGAACGACATAAAAACGCTGATTAAAGACCTTTTGAAAGGCTTTTAACCAGCGTTTATTTTATTCTGCCGTTTGGCTTTTCGTCCCAGCTTTCGGCTCCAGCTTTCCGCCTCATTTCACGCAGCGCATTTTAAGCCTTTGTCGCACTCTTTTCTTTCTCTGCCCCACAACTTACCAGCAAAACATTTCAAAGCGTTTGTCGGCCATTTCTGTGGCCTTTCTGGGCGTTTTATGCTGATACTTTCGCAATCATAATGTCTTTGTAGCTGTTAAAGTCGTTCACTCTGCTGTTTTGCTCCCAAAGTTCTGCACCTTTCAGCAGCTCTGCATTTGGAAAGTTTGTATTTATCCACTTGCAAAGGTCGATTATTTGGGACTTTCCAGACGTGAAAAAGACATATTTTGTGCCTTTCAGCATGTTTAACACGTCTAAATAGTCTTTCAGCTGCCAATATGTGTCGCTTTTGTACGCTGTTACTTCTGTCTGCAAATAAGGCGGGTCGAGAATAAACAGCACATTTTCCTGGTCTTTGAACTCTGCGAACAATTCCCTATAATCTTGATGCCGAATTTCCAGCCCGTCGAAATAACCTGCTGCATCGTAATGTGTGTTTACAGCTCTGTTATAGAACGTCTGCTTTGCAAACTGTTCGTAACTTGTTGCCCAATTACCAGAAAACAGCAGCGACGCAGAAAGCGTGATATAATCGACTGCTCCTGTTTGCTCATACTTTCGCATGAGCTTTAAGCACTCCTGCTTTATGTCGTCAGGTATTCGCTTGTTATCTTCCACACCTTTGACAAGCGGCGCAATTTCGGCGCAGAGCGCATTTGTGCGGTCTATCATTTCCACGCGCTTGTTAAAGTGGTCGAAGTCGTTGTAAATTACGCGGGCATTTGGCAGTTTGTCTTTTGCCACGCGTGAAAGCAGGCCAGAGCCGCCGAAAAGGTCGACGACTGTTGTAATGTCTTCGCACTGCTCCAGAACAGAGCTAAACCGCTTAATGTAGTAGCGTTTCTGCCCTCTAAACGGCAGCGGTGATGTCTTAAATACTTTTTTCATTCATAATATACTGATTTTATCCATGTTTGCTTGCGCAGTTTGCCAAAAATGACTAATTTTGCAGCATGTTATTTGGGCTTCGGTCTATTGCTCGTCCCTGGAATGTGGGGACTGTCCGAGCAACTTGCTGCGCCTAACCCTGAAACACAGGCTTGGCCTTAATAGGGTTCAGTCCGCATCGTTTAACGTCGTCCCTTTGCACTTGGAATTACCCGCGTGGAGCTAAAGGCTTCCGAAAATTTGGTGATTTCATTAAAAAAGACCTTGAAAAAACAGGAATTTGAGCACGGCACACATTGAGTTACGACCGCAGGGACTTGATAGTGAGGATTTCTCCCCACTATCTTTTTTTGTCCCTATTCGACCGAAAACGTGCGTATATAAACGTGCTTATATCTATCGTGCTGTGGCGTAAAGATACCACCAGACGAGCCAGCATACACCTTTTTGGGCGCGACTCGCAGCTTAAAGCGCGCCAGTTCGCCGCCTGCGTCTTTTCCCCACTTGTCGTTGAGCTTCGCCACCTGGACGGCCATGTTTATGTAGCCGCTACGCTTAAAGTTTTTGCCCGTTTCTGTCTTGGTCAGGTACTTGCGGACACCTGCCAGCTTATAGACAAGGCCGCCGTTCTTGTTCGGCTGCTTCTGCTTTACCAGCAGGCCAGCTATGGAGCTGACCTCCCTGTCTATGAGGTTAGCGTCGACGTTCTTGTCTCTTACGTCCACACATTTGGGTACATACCATTTACCAGGTTCGCCCTTTGACAATATGACACCCTTAAAGTGGACATATTGCAGCTTCTTTTGCCGTCTCTGCCTCTTTCCTTTGTTCTGGGTGTAGGACTTGTCCCCGCCTGTTCTGCGCCAGCCGCTGCGCTTCTTTTTGCGCAGTAAGATGATTTTTGCATCTACGGGAAGCACGCCATGACGCACATACAGAGTGCTGCCCACGCTCTTGACCTCTATGTGCATACTGTCGGAAATGACAGACCAGCCCGACCACTTTTTCGTGGCCGCGTTATATGCTCTGTAATACTCTGCGCCCTCTGTCGTGGTCAGTACCTGTTCCACCACACCGCTGCCGACACATTTAACTGTGAGGCAGTAGTTCTTAAAGCCCAGAACGGCCACGCTGTCTATGCAGTTCACCACGCAGGCATTTTTCAGGCCGTTTATTTGCGCCTGTGTCGCGTTTGTGAGCGTCAGGCGGTCGAGCTTGCTTGCCAGGGTGTCCGAAAGGTATTGCAGGACTATGGACGGCATATTATTGACCTTTTCGGCCAGCGTGGAGTTTGAGGTCAGCTTCACAAAGTCGCCTATTTTGTAGGTCTCCACGTTGTCGGCAGTGGACTGCGACGCGGAGAACTTGGCCGTGCGCACCGTGCGGGCTTCCTTGTATGTTTCGCCGTCTGCCAGGATGTCGGTCTTCTTGGTGGTAACTAACACGTATTTTATAGACGTTGTTAGCTTCGGGGTGGCTGCTATGTGCAGCACCTCGCCGTTAAGAGCCAGGAGCCCCGTGTTGGTGCCGTCAGGCTCTCTTATAATGACCTTACCGCCGCAAATGGCGACTATTTCTTGCAGCAGTAAAATTTGCTGCTGTATAAATTCCAGCGTTTGGGTAGAAAGCGGGTATTTACCCTCGCCGCCCGTCGCTGTCTTCACTGTTGTATAAGATGCTGTTTGCATAATTTTTGTTTTAACTATTCGCCACGTAAATGGCGCGTTTACTGATTAACTTGTATTTATCTACCAGGGCGGCCACCGCTGGGAGGTTCGTCTGGTATATGGAATAAGGCACGCTTACTATAAAGCTGTTTTGCGTGGCGTTCAGCAGTGCCTCGTTATAGACCAACGGCACCTTTTGGCCGCCCGCCACCTCTGCGGCGTTGCTGTCTTCGCCGACGGTCAGCAAAATGCCCGTGCCGTTCTCTGTAATGGCGTAGAGCCAGTCGCCCCGCCTCTCCACCTCCAGAATATCAAAGCCGCCGCCGAAAGCGTCATTTAAGACCGCCCGCAAATAGCACACCTGGCCGTTATGGTTCAGCTTGTAGTTATGTTCTTCGCGTGCGTCGGTAAAGCTCTGATACGTCGTATCGCCCAGCACCACCGCGCCAGCGTGCAACATGCCGTAAATGACAGGCTGTCGCAGGAACGTGGGCAGCAGGTTGATAAATAACCGCCTAAAATCTATTTTGTAAATCATTCGGCTGTCGGGTTATTTAATGCGTCGTAGGAGTTGTAAGTGATGTTAAGTCTGTCTATGGCATAATAGCCGCTGTAAGGCTTGTCGTAGCCCACCACGTCCATAAATGCGGCAGCGTTGGCCGTCTTCACGCGCACACGCTCCACGTCGGCCACTTCCACGCCAGGCACGGCAGTAACGGCAGCCAGCAGGTCGCTTTTGCGAAAGACACCGTTAAACGGCAGGTTGGTAATGACAGCTTTAACCGCCTCGACCACGGGTTCCTTGCCGTCGTTGGTCGTTCCGTTGCTGTCCATGGCCGTAGGGTCGTAATACACCACCATGCTGATTTGTATCTTGTCCGCGTCCTCGTTTACCAGCTTAATGGCCACACCTGCGTCCTTTACGGTGTTCATGTAGCTGGTGAGGCTGGCAAACTGCGACGGGTTCAGCTTTGTGGGCTGTCCTTTGTCGTCGCGGGCGGCCACTTTCAGATACACCACTGTGTTACTCTCTGATGCCACGGCGTATTTTACCACCCTGGCAGCGTCGATGTCCGTTTCACTCATGGCGGCAGTGTCGTAGTAGTCTGCGTCTGGCACCAGCTGGCGGCCATACATAAACGCCTTGGCCTTGCGCACGTACCAGCGGAGCGTGTGAGGCTCCAGCTGCTCGATTTTCGTTTCCACTTCCTCGCGGTGCTTGTCGAAAAGCACCTCCAGCGTCCAGACAGCGAAAGCAAAGCAGTAAAACAGTATGTTTTCAATGCTTACGCTGCTGAACTGCTGGTCAAAGGTTTTCTTAGGGTTCAGGCCGTATGCTGATACAACGGCACGCTCCTGGCAGAACGTGGCCGTCATAGCGTCTTTTATTTCTTTTACTGTGCGTGCCATTGTGCAGGGGTTTAGATGTTACGTGCCAAAAGTTCGTCCACGGCCTTTTTTGCCATGCGTCTGTTTTCGTGGAAAATGGCCAGCTCCTCGGCGTGTTCGTTGCTGTCCTCGCCGTTGGCCAGCAGGGCGATTTGGTCGTCCGTGGTGTACTCGGTACCGATAAGGCCAGCAATAAACTTGCTGCGCTTGTTTTCCTCGGTTACGTCCGTGGCCTCTATGAGCGTGGAGCCGTCGGGGCGGTTGCCTGTGTAGGTGTAGCCCTTAACGGTGTCGCCGTTCTCGTTGGTCTGTTCCGCTTCCTGCTCATTGAGGAAAAGCAGGAAATGCTTGTCGTCATACTTTGCATAGTTCTGACGCTGGGGGTTAAATGCTGTGTTCATTTTTATGAGTTGTTAAATGGTTGTTAAATGTCTTTTTAATGGCTCGCTGGTACAGGTTCCTGGCCGACCGCTTGCTGCGGCTCGTTCCATTCCTCCAGCTTGTAAAATGCGCGGTCTTTTCTGTCGCCGCACGGCTGCCGTACTATCTGGCACTGCACAGGCTCTGACAAGTCCAGGTCGGCCATGTCTTCGGCCAGCGTCTTGGAGCCTGTAAAGGTGATGTGCTTAACCCAGCCCATGACGGGCTGGTCGTGTTCGTCGATCTGCGGCTGGCCTTTGTCGTCGCGCAGCTGCTCATATAGTTCATATTGGAACTTTAGACAGTCGCCCGAGTTCATCTTTGACGGCGTAAGCTCATAGCGCAGCAGGTGGAGTTCCCGCCCCGTTATTTTGTCGATGTGGAGCTTGTCGCCCACCATTTGCCCGTGGTTGCCTGGGGTCTTTCTAACTTCATGTAATTTTTTCACGCCTAAAATGTTTATTAAATGTTTACTGTCTGCATGTACTATAAAGCCCAGCCTTGATGCTACGCGCAGCCTGATTTCTTCGCCTGTCAGCCCTTTGTGGCGCAACTTGGCCACTATCTTACACAGAGCCTTTTTGTTGCGTTTGCGGGCAAGGCAGTAGTTATGCCTTACGACATAGCCCACATAGTCAATGCCTCTCGCCTCGACGGGGAAAATCTGATAATTTGGCTTTAGCTCCAGCCGTCGGTGTTCTGCCAGGTACTGCACCATTTTGGTGTGTATGCCGTGCAAAAACTCTTTGCTGTCCGAAAGTATGACTATATCGTCCGCGTAGCGGTAGTAATACTTTACGCCCCACTGCTCCTTGGCTATGTGGTCAAGTTCCGCCAGATACAGATTTGCAAAGTATTGGCTTATGTAGTTGCCAATGGGCACACCGTCCGCACTGTCGATGATGTCGTCCAGCAGCCAAAGGAGGTCGGGGTCTTTTATACGTTCCCGCACTACCTGCTTCAGTATGCTGTGCGTTATTGACGGGTAAAACTTGCGGATGTCTATCTTGTAGCAGTATTTCGTGCCCTCTGGGTCGTTCCGCAAGTCTTTACGCAGCTGCACCAGCAAAGAGTGCACGCCGCGCCCCTTTATACAGGCGTATGTGTCGCTGGTGAAAATAGGTGTCCATATAGACACCAGCACTTGCATTATAGCCCACTGCACCACACGGTCGCGGTAAGGCAGCTTAAAAATTACGCGCTCTTTCGGCTCATGTTTGATAAAGCAAGTATATTCGGACGTGTGGTAGGTTTTATTTACCAGCTCTGCCCGTAGTTCTGCCAGGTTCTGCTCCAGATTGGCGCGGAACTGTGCCACCTCCTGGCGGCTGCCTTTGCCTGTTCCTGCGTTGGCCTCTGCCATGCGCAGGTTATCCAGGTCGCAAACCTTGTCAAATAAATAGCCTATGCGTTTCATTCATTATAATGCTGTGCATGTTTTTAGTCTGCTTTGCATACTCGGGAGCTTTCGATGCTTGCGCCCTACTAACACCCTTTTTACGTTGTTGTTTTTTGCCATGGGGCATGGCTCACCTCATAATAGCTTATTTCCTTTTTTCTTCTTTATGCAAAATTGAGCGGCGCGGAGTAGTTCGCATTCGCATTCGTAGCCGTGTTATTCGTATTCGTGTACGACGCGCCTGCATTCGTACCATTGTTCGCGTTACCGCCAGCAGCACGGACACGGAGACCTACCACGCAGAGAGGTGCCGCCAGCTGCCAAACGTGGCAGCCCGTTTATGTTGCAGAACTAAAATTTTTCACCCGCCTGACGGCGGGGTTGGTCGCTTTCGCCCTCGCCCCGCCGTTTGGCTTTTTCCATGCTTTCAAAGTTCGCTTTATCCTATTTTCTGACTTTCGGGGATGACAGGGTCTTCCTCAAAATAGCAGAGCGGCGCGGAGTAGCGCGCATACGCACTCGCAGCCGTGCAAGCCGTATCCGAGTACGACGCGCCCGCAGCCGCACCATTGCTCGCGTGACCGCCAGCAGCACGGACACGGAGACCCTTAGAGGTCTTGGCATTCGTGTATAAATAGTCGGCAAAACGAATGGTCGCACTGCCTCCTACCTCTGTGGGCATACAGCACAAACCCTGATAACTCTTGCGCTTGATGTACCCCTCTACCTGCGGGCACTCGGCCACAAGGATTTTATCCTCTACCGTGGCGGGGTCATAGTCCGCGTACATGCTTGGGGTTACATAGACCAGCGACTTCTCCTCGCCTGCGTCCATGATAAGGCCGCGTGTCCACCTCCAGAGGTGGCCAAAGCCAGCATGTACCAGGCCAAAGAATACAGGCACGTTAAATGTCTTGTATGCTTCGCCCTCTGTTCCCTCTGTCTGCGGCAGGCTGAAAGGTACCAGGCAAACGCCGTCGCCTGCCTCCAGGCCGACGCTGGTAGGGATGAGCGGGTAATAGCCATTATAGCCGCCCCAGTCTTGCATGTCGGTTACGCCCGTGCCAAAGCCGCCCTGATACAGGCCGTTCTCGTCCTTGTCGGCGTTAAATGCTGCTTGGCTGTTCTCGGTTCCCATGATGACCTCAAAGAGGAACTCAACGACGAAACGGGCTACAAACCAATTAGCCTCCCAGCCCTGCCCACGCTTGCGGGCAAAGTTGCCAAAGTTGGTCGTGCTTATGTTGGTGGCCGCCATGCCCAGCATGGTAATTTGCGGGCTGTCTGCGGCTGGTGCCTTTGCGTAGCTGGCAGGGTTAAGAGCTGCGCCACCGCCGCCACGGTACTGCTCTGCGTCTGAAATGAGGCTGCACAGCTTCTGGTTTGTTCTGTCCATGACACCAGCACCCAGCCACGAAATACCGCCAGCGGGTACCCAGATGCTCACGCCGTTGCCCACGGGTTTGTCGAATGTTACGGCCTTGATAAGGTTGTTGCCCTCTTTCCAGATGTTGGCGTAAAAACCGTTCCAGTACCACATGCACTGCCCCTGCGTGCCGTCCAGGGCGGCAGGTGTGCCGTCAGCATAACGGGTGCTATCGAATGGGTCGAGCTTGCGTCTCTTGCGGTCGTCTGTTACCAGATAACGCCCCAGCCCCAATTTTTCGGGCAGCTGGCGCAAAGCGTCCAGGCTGCCGTAGTAGCCTGCTGCCGTGCTGGTGTTGTTAGCCTCGTTCCAGTAGCGGCCAGCTATGGGGTTTCCTGCCTGTTCTATGGCCTTGGCCAGCTCCATGCGGCGCGTTTCGCCCGTCTCGTCCATTACCTCGACGCTCATGTCTTTAAGCGCGCCTGTCGCTTCGGGCAGGTCGTTAATGCGCTTACCGTTCTGAAATGCAGTCAGCATGTCTTTGATGCCCTGCTCCTGTTCTGATGTAAAAGCCATTTTACTGATGTTTTATTTATGTTAAACGTATGTTTCCTTGTGCGTCCAGGCGCATGGTGCTGCCCGCAGTTCTGATGCGTGGGGCTACCGTTTCCACCTGGATAGTCTTATAAAAGCGTGTGCCGTCTGTCGGTATGACATGCACCCTGCTGGTGCCTGCCGCTTTCGGCACGATTTCACCGTCTGGCAGCACGTCCACCGCTCTGCCGTCTGACAGGTAAAGGACATTTTGCAGGGCAGATGTCGGCAGAACTCTGCCGCGCACATACTGCTTCACGGGGTTGCCCATGGTAACAGTGGCGGGGCTTTCCACCTCCATGCCCGTAGGCACGCCAGCGGTTACATGCTGCGCCCGTTCTATGAGTGCCTCAAGTATGGCGCGCTGCTGCTCTGTTGCCTGCGTGGCGGCCTCTGCACGCTGCGCCGCCGCTATGGCTGCCGCTGTGGCCGTGTCTGCGTCCTGCTTTGCTTTCCTGGCTGCTGCGGCTGCTGTGTCCGCGTCGGCCTTTGCCTTGTTGGCCGCTGCCGTGGCTGTGTCGGCGGCTTTCTTTGCCTCGGTGGCTGCCGTTGCTGCTGCCTCTGCACGTTCCGCAATGCTGCGCCCGTCGTTTGTTACCTGTTCGAGGGTGCTTATGGCGGTGCGGGCTTCATGTGCTGCCGTCCTCGCCTCCTGGGCGTTTGATGTCGCGTCCCCAGCAGCTGACCGTGCGGCCTGTGCTGCCGCGTCTGCCTCCCGCTTGGCCGTGCTGGCTGCGTCGGTGGCCGTCTGTGCCTGCCGTGTGGCTGTGGCCGCCTCCTGCGCTGCTGTTGCTGCGGCGTTCTGTGCGGTGGCCGCACGTTGTGCCGCTTCGTCTGCCCGCTGTTTGGCTGCCTGGGCTTCTGCTGCCGCGTCGGTGGCTGCCTTGACAGCTGCCGCCGTGCGCTGTTCTGCCGCCTCTACGGCCTTGCGCGCCTCGTCGGTGGTGCTGTTCATGGTGGCGACCAGCTCCGCGCTTTCACTCCCGAATTTTCCCACAAGCCCCTCCAGCTCGGTGGCCGACTTTTCGATGCGCGCCACCTGCTCGCTGGCTTTCGTGTCATACTCGGCCATGGCCTTGTCGTAGCGGTCGGCAGCTTCCTGGGCTGGCCGTTGCAGCTGCTCGATTTGTTCGGGCGTGAAGTCGTCGTAAGTAAAGGCGTTGCCACGGGTGTAGTCAGCTACCAGCGCACTGCCCTGCTTGTCGGTGCTGCTCGGCTTATCCCATAAGAGGATGTGCAGGTCAGCAGGGTAAAAGACGTTTTGCACGCCGCCCTCAAAGGCTGGGTTATCCAGCTGCAAATGCAGTTCATGGTGCAGCTCACCCTCGCAGAGGTTGTGCGCCTTGAAAAAGACCAGCAGGTCGCCGCCCTCTGGCGTGCAGTTGGTGTAAACGCCGCCCTGCCTGCTGGCGACGTACTCACGCCCGTGCTGTGTCCAATAGCGGAGCGTGAAGTCTATGTCGGTAGGCAGTGGCACCGCTTTGCCTGTGATGTCCACAAAGGACTCACGCAGCACAAAGTCGCTTTTATAGTTCTGGTATTGTGTAGCCATTATGTCAGTCTTATATTTCCGTTTGCGTCCAGGCGCATGGTGCCTGATGATGTGGTGCGTATGCGCGGCGGCACCACGGCTATGGTCAGCTGCTTGTAAACAGTCGATTTATAGACCGAGGCAGCGTTCACCACGGTGGTGCCTGCTGCTGTCGGCGTGATGATGCCGTCGGGAGTTATCATTAAGGCGCGGTTGTCTGCGATGAAAAGCACGCCGCCCTCACCATAGCCAGGCACGGCACGCGCTTTAATTTGCGGGTGCACACCCTCGGCCAGCGTTACCTCCGTCGGGCAGTAGTCTATTACCACCTGTTTGGGGGCGGGCTTGGTGCTTGCCTCTGCTTGCAGGGTGGCCGTCAGTTCTTCCACCAGCAGACGGGTAGCTTCAGCACGCTGGGCTGCCACTGTTGCAGCTGTGGCCGCTTCGTCAGCACCTGCCAGACGTTTGTCGATGTCCTGCGTAATTTCGGGCACGTTGGTGTTGAGAAAGAGCTGCAAAGCCGTGCGAATGTCGCCGCAGGTGTCTATTAGGTCGGCAAAGAGCGCGCCCACCATGTGGGGCGTTACGGCCTTGTTTGCCACTGCGTCGCGGATAGCTGCCGCCCGTTCCTGGAGCGTCAGCCTGTCAAAGTCTTTGAGCGTGATGTTTGTAATTTCCATTATGCGAAACTGTCGTTAAATTCATTACTAAATATGCTTGTTACAGCCTGGCCGCTCTTGTTCGGTGGCGGCTCATTGCTTGCGGCGGCTTTCTTGGCCTCGTTCAGTACGTCGTTTAATACGTTCTCCTCGGGTTCTGCCGCCACTCCCATGGCTTTAGGCTGCTGTGTCGTTACGCCGCTGTCGTACATGGTGCCTATGGTCGTAATGATGCCAGGGCGCACAAGCGGCGGCGGTGGTAAGATGTTCGGCGCGTGGATAGAGCGCACACGCAGCAGCAGTGCCCGCTCGTCTGTGCTCGGTATCTCGGTAGCAGGACAGATGCCACGCGCCGCCACCAGCTCCGCCGTGCGGCTGTCCACGATGTCGCCCAGGTCATACTCAAGCTCCTGGCCGTCCGTCAGGCGGTCGGTAATGCTCAACCCGTTGCGCTCTGACAGGGCGAACACGCCCTCGGCACTGCCCAGCACCTGGATGGCCACGTCAAAAAGGCTCTGCCTGTCTTTTACCGTTACTTTCATTTACTCTATTGTTAAGGTTCCGTCCTCGTTCAGTCTGACCGTTTCGGCGGCCACCTTACAGGCTCGGAGCATTTTTTTTGTTTCCTGCGGCCAGAACGGGTCGACACAGCCGCCCAACTGCTGGCGCACCTCGGCACCCAGCAGCGGAAATTCTTTGAACTCGCCGCGCATGGCCAGCAGCACGCTTTCACAGACCTGCGCCTCGCAGCCTGTAATTTCGGCCTGTTTGCCCCTGCCGATAAGCAGGTCGCCCGTGTTGGTGTCTGTTATTAGTCCGTTCATTGCCTTAATGCTTTACTTTGTCGTCCTCATAGTCGCTGCGCTGGGATAAGGCCAGCTGCTGACCCGCCCACGATGATACGGCACCCTTGAGGGCTGCGCCACCGTCCTGCGGTGCTGGCACCCATGAGGAAAAGACCGTTTTAAGGTTGTTAATGTCCTTTTCTATTGTGTTCAGGTGGCTGGTCAGGTCGGCCACGTTGATAAGGCCGCCCAGCTTGCCGCCGTTGAAAGCTGCCGAGCTGTCGTCGATGTCCAGCGTTATGCTGTCTTTCACGTTCAGGCTGATGCCGCCCTCTGTTATGGTCAGCTTTGTGCCGTCGTTGATGTTCACCTCGATGCTTTCCACGTCCTCGGTCAGCACCACCACGCCAGCGGAATAGCCCGACAGCATGGCCACAGCCACATAGCTGCCGACGCGGGGGAAAAGCACCACGCCCAGCTTCGCCGCCTGGTTGGCTTGCAGGTTCACGCCCAGCACAGGCGCGTCCTCGTTGATAGGCTCCACGTCCACCGTGCGGGCTTCCGTGTCCACAGCGGACACAGTGCCCACCATGATGCTGGCACTTTCTCCCTCGGTGGCAAGCTGCCGTATTATGTGTTTTAGTCCGCTCATTATTTCGCTACTCTTAGGCCGAGCGTTATTTCCTGACGATAGCCGCCCGTGCCGTACTTTATTACGTTTTTCTTTACTTGATATACGCCCATTTTGTTGCCGTCTATCTTTATGCCGATAGCGTCCAGCTTATCGACCAGACGGTAGCCGAATGTGGTAAAGCTGCCTGTAAGGCCGTCCACCTTTAGGCGTTTTATTTCCTGCTCTGCCCATGCCTTTAGCTCGCTTTCCGTCTTGTTGTACGTATGGATCGTCCGCTTCTCGCCGTCCTTGTCGCCCACCTCCACTTTTATTTTTTTGTTGTCGGGCATGATGCTGACGGCTTTAATGCACAGGCGTATGTTTGCAGCCAGCTGCTGCTCGAGGCTGCTGTCGCTTATGATGTTCACCCCCGTGGCAAACACCTGGCTGGGCTGTGTGTCGCGCTCGAAAAGCACCCCGCAGTAAAGTACGGGCGTGCCGTCCTCATAGCGGTAAAAGCTGCGGATGCCACTGTCTTGGAGCCTGCCCAACAGGGCGGCCACCGTGTCGTCCGTAACGCGGAACTGCCCCAGGTTCTGCTCACCGAACACCTTAACATTTTCGAGCCCCTGGTCTTTCAGCAGCGTTCCCAGGTTCACGTTTTTATATGCCTTTTTGGTGCAGGCCATTTGTTTGAGCTTAAACATTTCGTCCTCGCAGGTCAGCACTATGGGCGTTTTAATGCCCACGCTGCGCACATACCCAGCAAAGGCCAGCTCCATGTCCTCGCCGTAGCCCGTCCACACCTTGATGCTGTCGCCGCGCTTCACAGGGATTTGCGCCTCACCGTCCCACTTTATGCGTTTCGGTAAGGTTACTTTGCACTCGTCCGTGAGCTTCTCGGTGTCCCTGGTGATTTCCACCGAAGACACGAAAGGCACCTGCCACGACTTGTCGCCCTGTATCTCTATTTTTGCGCTTAATACGTACATTTAACAGGCATTTAATAGGTGTTAATACTCGGTGCTGTAAACATTATATTCCGTATCTGACAGAGCCGACAGCGTAATGGGCTGGTAGTTGCTTTCCGTGGCCTGCGCCACTGCAAAGTCGGTTATTACCAGCCTGTCTATGTCGAAAATCTCCAGAAAGGCAGAATTTACCAGGATGGGCTCGTTCAGGTCAAAGAACGCCCGCAGCTCCTTGATGCCCTCGGTGGGGTACTCGTCCACAAATACGCCGTCCTTTACGGCCTGCACGCCCACGGCAATTTTAACGGTGTAGTCGTCTGCGTTCACATACTCTTTTACCGTGCCGTCCATGCCCACCAGCTGGGTGGTTACTATGTTCTTTTTTCGGCTTACTGACACGACCGCGTCGTTCATCTCCAGCTGTTCGCCGTTCTCCTTGCGGAAATAGAGCGTACAGAGCGCGTAACGGTCAGCCCAGAAAGACGGGTCGGTCATGGGTGCCGCTATCTCCTTGGCCTGCATGGTCGCGCCGTTGTTGTCCCAATTTGGTGGGGCGGCGGTACGGGCAGGCTTAAAGCGGTACAGCGCGCCCTTGAGCTGATGCGCTGCGCCTATGGCTGCGACGCTTACAAAGTTGAAATTAAGCGGTAACATATTATGCTAATTGCGTGTCGTTAAGCGCGGAAAGCAAAACCTCGGTTACAGTCTCTTTAACCCTTTCCGCGCTTTCGGTTAAAGTGGCCGTGTGCACCTCGAACTTATCCACCAGCCGCTCGATATTCACAGTTATGTTTCTTATCTTGTCGGCACCTGTGCTGCCCGCGCTCTTGGTGCTGGTCTTGCCGCCCGTTACGTCGGTGGCTCCAGCTGTCGGGCTTTGTATGGTCGGCACCTGCGGCGTTTCTGGGATGCCTGGTATGGCCGCCTGTGTCGGCTTCTGCTCCTTTTTCTTTTTGACCTCCTGCTCCTTTGCGCTGGCGGCCATTTCCTCGTCGTAGGCCGTCTTAAAGGCGGAGCCTATCTGCTTGCCGTAGTCCGAAAAGCCCGCCTTTAACTTGTTCAGGGCTGCACTGATGCCCGCCCCGTCCAGATGAAAGCACGCTTTCAGCAGGTCGCCTATGGCTCCAAACACCTGTTTGGCCAGCTCTGCGATGCCTGTAAACATGGCCTTAAATGATGCCCACGTTCCCTTCAGGACAGCGCGGAACTTGGCCGACGTGTTCCAGAAGTACACACCCACAGCCACCAGCGCGGCTATGGCCGCAGCTATCCAGCCGATGATGGGTATGTTCATAATGGCCACGCTTACGGCACGGCAGGCAGTAACTGCCGCCATTTTGAACGCGCCGAAAGCCGTAGAGGCTATGCCCGCAAAAGTGGTCGATGCGGTGCCCGTCGTAACCAATGACAGCAGGAACGCGCCCAGGGCTTTAAGCCCCTCAAAGATGCCCACCGTGGCAAAGCGCAGCACTGCCAGCGTGGCGCGGGTGATGTTTATCATAAACCCGTTGCTGACAAACTGACCCGTCACAAGCTCCCTGTTCATTAAGGCAGCCTGTATGCGGGCGGCGTACATGTAGCCGCGAATGTTGCCCCACATGTTCGCCCACTGTATGCCCTTTATCCAGGTCATAAGACTGCCCAGACCTGAAAACAGGGGCATGAGCTGCGCCACAGGCACCAGAACGGAAGACAGGGCACCCGCCCACATGGTCGCGCCGCCCGTAGCCTGGAAAAGGCTAATTTTCACGTCCTCGATTTGCTGGTTTATGCGCGCCTGCTTTTCGGCGTAGCTGTCCATGATAATGGCCGCCTGTTCCTCCGCGCTGCTGGTGCCCGTTACCTGCTCGGTAAAGGCTGCCAGCTGGTCGGTGCCCTGCACCAGGGCGCGGGCGGCGTTGGCGTTCTCCATGCCGAACAGCTTGCTAAATAGCGCGCTGTCATTAAGCACGGGCTTGAGCATTTCCAGGCGTTCCTTCAGGGTCTTGTTCTTGTCGCCTAAAGCCAGCACGTCGATGCCCGCAGCCTCCAGCTCCTCGCGGGTGTCTTTCGGCAAAAATCTGCCTTGCGACAGTATAGCCATGGTGTTGCGCAGAGCCACACCGCCCTCACTGCCTTTTTTGCCCGCTTTGTCCAGCACCTGGATGGCCGCGTTCGTTTCTTCAAAGCTGACGTTGGCAGCCTTGGCGGCCATACCGCACTGCTCCAGGGCGGCCTTGATTGCGGGCAGCTCAGCACTACCAGCCTGACCAGCGGCGGCCATGGTGTTCATCATGTCGGCCATGGTCTTGCTGGCTGCTATGGGGTCGTCCAGGCTTACGCCGTATTGGTTCATGGCGGTGGTCAGCACCTGCGCGGCGGCCACGCCGTCGCCGCCCATAAGTTTGCTTGTTATCTGTATGCTGTTGCCCATGGCTTGCAGAGCTTCGGGGCATTTGCCCAGCTCTGGGGTCAGCTGCGACAGCAGCAGTTTGTAGCCCTCCACGGCCACGGACGCGTCCGTGCCAAAGGCTTTTGCACTCTGGCGGGCGTAGCCCTCTATTTCTTTGAGCGAGTCGCCTGTAACACCTGCCACAGCTGAAAGGTCGTGCATTTGGCTGTCCAGCTTTACGCCGCTGCTTGCCAGCCCCTCAAAGGTGCTCGCCAGGCGTTCCACGTAGCCGCTGGCCAGCTCAAAGGCCGCCATTTTCTGCGCCATGCTCACGACCCAGCCCTGCGCGTTCTCCACCTTTGCGGAAAACTCGCCGACCGCCTCGTTCATTTGCGACATTTTGGAAGTAAAGTCGCCGTTTACGTTAAACTGATAATTAAACGCCTGCATGGTTGCTGTGTTACTTGTTTATTTGTCTTTTGGTGTAAAAAGTGCGGCTATCATTTCGGCCTGCCGTTTCAGCCTCCAATTTTCCAGCCATACGGCCTGCGCATAATATGCTGCGAAGTCCTCGGCACTCCCAGCGGTCGGGTCGATGTGCAGGTTTGACCTGATGAGGGCGCAGGCTTTCAGAAAGCCGTCCTCGGGTTTGTCCTCCACGTCGTCCTGTGCGTTGAGCTGGTGCGCCTCTACAAGTTTTTTAGGCTTGCAGATACAGAGGCAAACGCCACATTGAGCTGCCCCATACATGCAGTAAAGAGCACAGCGTCATGGCGCAGGTCTTCACTGCCGCCCAACCAGCAACCGTCGAAGAGCGTCTGCGCGCTTCGCATTTCGTCTGATTTTGCCAGCTTATTGACCGCCGCCATGGTCTCCATGCTCGGACGTTTGAAATAGCCCACATGCAGGTCGCCGTCGTCCTCTACGTCGATGCGCGTAACCTTTCTGTGCTGGGCTTTCCACTTGTTAATGGTTTCCTGTGTTACACCTCCGTCGTAGGTGTGCTTTTCTGCCTGTGCAGCCTTGGTGTCTGTATTCATTTTAATGGGTCTTTAATGGGTTTTTAATGTGTCTTAAAACTGCTTTACGTTGGCGGTGGGTCGGCACTATGGCCGCCCACCACCCGCGCTTATTTGTTCCACTCGATATGCGACATTACGAGGTCGATTTCCACCTCCTGGCCTGTGTCGCCCTCTTTCCAGCCGCGCCCGTTGTTCTTGAAAATGACATTGCGCAGCTTGTCGGTTGATACGATGCCCGTGTCGGGCAGATAGTTGACGATGATGTCAAAAGGCGCGATGTCTTGAAGCCTGCCCGTAAGGCTCTGCCGCTGGATTGCCTCGACCTCTTCCTGGTACAGTGTAATTTTGCCCGTCGCAGTAATGCGCCCCTTCGCGTAGCCGACAGGGTAGCGGCCTGCGCCGTACTTTGTTACGATGTCCTGATCGTCCTTGTATTCGATGCCCGTAATGCCTGTAACGGGCACACCTGCTATGACGAGCACGATGTCTGCCCAATCATATAATTTGCCATTGATGAATGGCACGCCGTTGTTTCCTACCATATTACAGTGATTTTACGTAACCGATTTTTACTTTCATTTTGCGGATAACACCCACGGGCACGTTCTTGATTACCACCTCTACGGTGCTGGTGCTCAAAACGTCCTGCTCAGGGTCGATTTTAGCCTCATAGCCTGAAAGCTCGCCTGCTTTCTCCATGTCCTCGAGGGCTTTGTTGGCCACGGTCTCCAGATAAGCCACGGTGTAGCTCTGGAGCTTGCCCGTGTTTGCGTCTATATACACGTTACCGCCCAGCTCTGGGGTCAAGTAAGTGCGTATGCCACGGCACGCCTTGTCCATGGTGCGCACCAGCTCTATGGCGTTGTAGTCGCTAATGGCCGCGTCCATGTTATGGCTGTCGTTCCAATAGCTGCCCGACACGCCCACAATGGGGGTCAGGAACAAATAGCGCGCTGTGTCCAATTTCTCCAGCCATGCCTTGTCCACTGAACGCACCAGGGTGCCGTCACTAAAGGCGGGCAGGGAAATGCCAGACGGGAATTTCTTAACCCATGAAATGCTTTCGTGAACTGCCGCCGCAGACACATGCCCCAGCCACACGCCTATGCAGCTGACGGCGTTCTTGGTCGTCTTGTTGGTAGCCTCCGCGAAAAGCAGCGCGCCCGTGTCGTTGGTACCGCCTGGCTGGGCGATGATAACGGACACACGCGGGGCGGCTCCTGCTATGTCGGTAGGGAGTGCCTGGTAGCCCCCTTTGAGGCTCGGTGCGTAGCCCACCGATACAGGGGCGTTATTGAGGTCTAAAGCGTCGGCCTGCGATTGCAGCAGGGTGACGTTCTCCTTTGTCAGCTCTGTAAGGCCGTCCCAAATGCCGAACTGACGGATTGCGCCGTCGGCGTAGTTCTGCACGGTGGCCAGCTCTGCAAAGGTGTGCGCGGCGGGCTTCGTGAAAATACCCACATACAGCGTTATGCCGTTGTTAATGCGGAACACCTCGGACAGCTGGTAGTGCATGACACGGGCAGCCCAGGACGTTGCGTCTGACGTGATACCCAACGCTTCGGCTGCGTCTATGGTGCTGACGGCCTGCACGGCTTCGGCTTTGAAGTCTTCGGGGATGTCGGCTTCGTTTACGTAGAAAATCATGCCTGACACATGGTCTTGGCCTGGCAGACTTTTGGGGACGTTGCCGTTCTGTCTTTTGATTTCTAAAGAGTTCATTTTCTTTGTTTTTAATGTTTGTAATATCTACGCAGACAAAAGACGCAGCCCGCTGCTGCAAGCAGTAGTGCCAGGATAATGACCGCCCAGGCTTTCCAGCTGCTGCGCTGGGTCTTTACGTTGTCCGTGGTGTCGGTCCTGGCGGCCTCGGTCGTCTGCTGTTCCGTCTGCACGTGTGCCGTGCGGTCGGTAACAGTCTGCGTGCTGTCGGTCTGTTCCTTGGTCAGCTCCGCTTTAATGTCGGCCTGCGCCGTGCTTCTGGTCGTGTCCTTTCGCTTGGTCGCTGTGGTCTGCGTTAAAGCTGCTTTGACAGGCGGCAGCCCTGTGGCCGTGTCGGCTGGCTGTGTCGTATCGAATAGTAAAAGGTGCAGGGTCTGTTCAACGCTGGCCTCACTCTCTTGGTCAAATGTCTGCTGTAAGGCAGCCTGCAACAGACTATCGACCTGCGCCTTTATTCGTGTCTGCGTCGCGGTTGTTTCAGCTCCGATGCTGTCGGCGACGCTTTCAGCGGCGCGGTCATACTGCGCCCTGGCGGTTGTCGTCGTTACCTTCGTCGTCCCACAGCTGACGAGATACAGGGCACTCGTTAGCATGAGGACAGCCAGGGATTTTTTCAATAGCTTTGCGGAATTTATCAACATTGCGGCGTAGGCTTGTTATTTCCTTTTGGAGCGGCTCAACGACAGTCTCCACAAGCATTTGATTGGCTTTGCGTACGTTGTCCAGCTCCGAATTTTCCACAGCTGACATTTTGGCGGCCACCTCGGCGCGCAGTGCGTCGATTTCAGCCTTGTACTTGTCGCGGGTCAATATGGAGCCTAACCACGCGCCCAGGGACGCGCTTATGGTGCTGCTGCCGATAATTGCGAGTATAATTGTCGTTATGCTGCTCATTCAGGGGGTTAATGGGTTATTACTGATTTATGCCGATTTCACGCAGCCAGGCTGACACGTCGAAAGACGGGCAGGCTTTTGCGGCTACCTGATTATGGCCGATAATTTTTACTTTCGGGTGCGCGGTGTGGAAGTCTTTAACATACTTTTCCAGGGCTGCCTTCTGGGCTGCGGTGCGGGTGTCCTTGGGGGTCTTTCCGTCTGCTGCCACACCGCCAGCATAGACTATATGCCTGCTTATGCTGTTGTAGCCTTTTGCGCCGTTGGTGATTTCCCAGGGGTCTACCCATGCGTCCTCGTTGTTGGCGACCAGACGCTCCACGCTGCCATTGAGGTGCACCAGGTCTGTATATCCTACCTGTTTCCAGCCTCTGCCGCCCGCAGAGACGGGCGACGTGTGCCAGCGGCGTATTTCAGCCGCCGACACGTCGCGCCCCTCGGGGGTGGCAGTGCAGTGAAGTACCAGATATTTAAGTTCCTGTTTCATCTTTAGGCAGTTTCTACCGTGCTGACGATTGCCGCGCGGGTCTTGTCGGCTTTAAGAGGCAGACAGATACCCCAGTTGCGGAAGTTCACCAAATTGCGGTGGTAAAGCGGGTCTTTCTCTGCTTCGCTGTAATACATTTTCACACTGCCGTTCGCTTTCATCATACCAGGGCAATAGAAAGCCACAGAGGCCTGGCGGTCGGTAGCGGCTGCCGTGGTGCCAAAGGCTTTTTTATTGCCTGCGCTGGTGTAGAACGGTGTGCCGTTATACTCGTAGATGTCAAAACCGTAAAGGCGGGCAATCTTACCCTCTGTCTGGTTGATGTTGTACTGTTCGCGGAATTTCTGATCGACAAGGAGCAGGTCATTTGCGTGGTCGCTGCAAAGCACCAAAATACGGTCTTTTGCAGGTGTGCCCATATTGTCAAATGCGGCCTTTAATGCGATGAGGTCAGCAGGCACCATGCGCTTGCGCAGGGTGGCAGCGTCTTTCTCTCCTGTGGTGCGCAGGACTATGGTCTTACCAGCTTCGGCCTTGTCTGGAGCGATGGCATGTATGGCCTTTTCGCGTTTCTTCTCTTTCAGAGCTTCGCGGTGGCGTTCCTGCACGCTGGCCATTTTGTCATAGCTGACAGCGTGGAGCTCGTCGTCTGTTACGGGGGTGGCCTCGGTGTCGAACTTGTCCAGGCTCACAGGCTTGTCCGCGTCGTCCAGCGATGTGATGTTCAGCGGGTAGGTGGTGTTATTTACCAGCACTTTAGGGTCGCCGCCGATTTCGGTAAAGTGGATAACGTCATTTTCCACATACTGGTCATAAGAGCGGATGCGGTCGTACCAGCCCAGAGACTCGGGCGCGGTGCGGAACGCCTTAATCATTTCGCCTGTCCAGATTTCAGTAAGTACACCTGCATGGAGGGCGTTTGCAGGCATAAAGCCGCCTGCCAGCAAAGCCACGCCGTTGGCTGCAAGTGCACCCACCACAGGGGTGCCGCCTACGGCACAGGAAATTGTGGCTCCCATTGCGCTGTTTACTCCGATGCCTACCAGCATCATAAGCAGACAGCTGAAAATTTTTGTAATTGCTTTCATTGTTTATAACTTGTTAAATGGTTGTTTAACTACGGTTAGCGGGGCAGGTCGATGCCATACTCTGCCTTATACAGGCGGGCATACTCCTGGGGCTGCTCCTTTTTCAGGCTCTCGATTTTGTCGGCGGGCACCTCGGACAGTTTGGCAAAGGTCTGATGCTCCGCACCAGCGGGCGCACCGTTGCTGCCAGGCTGCTGGTTAATCATGTCCAGCGGCTTGCTGGCGGGCGACATGCACTCCAGCGTTTCATTAAGCTGCTGCACGCCTACATTTTTACCCAGCTGGATAAAGTGGTCGCGCTTGGCTTCCGTAATACGTTTGTCCTTGACTGCCTGGTCAACCGCCGCAGTGATAGCGGCCAGCTCCATGCTCTGCGCCTTGTCGGCACTCTGTTTGAGCAGCTGCACAGCACTGTGTACCTGCTCCTCGGTCGCCTCTTCGGCCAGACCGAGCAACTGTAAGGTTTCTTTCTTCATGCGTTTATTATTGTTATTGTTAATACTTGCCGCAGGCTTGCCGCCCTTGGCCTTTCCTTTGTCGTCTGTCGTGTCGTCCTGCCCGTCGGTCTTGGACAGCTCCAGCAGGGGCAGAGCCTCGCACGCCTCACCCGCCGCCAGCGTCAGCAGCTGGCCGCTGTTTGACAGCTGCAAAGCGTCGTCATTGCTGCCGATGTCCACAATGCTGACCTCGGTAAGTTTGGAGCGCAGCACAGTGGCACGCGTCTGGCCAGGCAGCAGGTGCACGGGGTCGACGCTGGTCTCCACGATGTCCAGCCCTGCGCTGCACATTTTCAGGAACCCGCCCTCCCACTTGTCGGCTATCTGTTTGGCGAATGGGTCGTTCACGTCAAACACGGGCGTGCCTTTCAGCGCGTCCCCGTCAAAATGCAAGTTTTCCACCCTGCCGATAGGCAGCGGGGTGCCATTGCTAAAACTCCTACGGTGCATCCACAGCAGCACGGGATTTTTTGAGTACTGCGAAATGTCGATGCCCGCTGTAATCACACGGCTGCCGTAACTGTTCAGGCGGCTGGTGCTGATAATCATTTCTTTTGCCATTTCATTGCGTAGGTCTTAAAAAGACGGTAGGCGGCAGCCCTGGTGCTAAACCCGTTTAAGCACTCTTTTGCGTGGACTGCCAGCCTGTGCCGTCAGCGTCATTTTTCTACTCTGGGTTGTTGCGGCGGCAGGACTCGAACCTGCGACCTGGAGGGAATGAACCTCCCGAGCTACCACTGCTCTACGCCGCGATGTGGTTAGGTTTTTCTGTGCAAATTTGCGGGCTTTTTTCTGCCCCCGCAAAAAGAGTGTAAAGACTTGACACACTTTTTTTTACTCCCAATAATAATGCGGAATTTTGCAGCAGTTTTAACAGTATTAACCCCGCAGCGTTTGGTATTTTCCATATGCTGCCCTAACACATTAAAAAGTTATGAATGGCAACTAAAAAAGAACGTGAGGAAAAGAAAGACTACGCCCGCATTCTGTTTATGCAGGGAGACAGCCAAAAGGTCATAGCCGAAAAGACAGGCATAAGCGCGCAGACCATTACAAAGTGGGTGAACGGTGAGGGCTGGCAGGAACAGCGGGCGGCGCAGAATATCACACGCCCCGAACTTGTAAACAAGCTGCTGCGCACCATTGACAAAATGCTTGAGAGCGTAAACAACAGCGAAGACCCGACGGCCATAAACGGCCTGGGCGACAAGCTGGCCAAATTCTCGGCCACCATTGAAAAGCTGGACAAACACACCAGCATAGTGGACGTTATCGAGGTCTTTATGGCCTTTAGTAAGTGGTTACAGTTCCAGGCGCAGTTTGATGATGAGATAACACCCGAACTGCTCAAAACCATAAACAGATACCACAACCAATATATCGACTACCTGATGCAAAACAAACTTATAAAGTAACATGCCAAATTACGACAAACTGACAAGAAAAGAGGCACTCGAACTGTGGAAACAGCACTGTGCTGATGTGCAGACGGCCACCATGATAGGGCGCGGCGAAACAAACGCCCAGCGGGAGCAGCGCATTAAGCGTGTGCGTGCCGATTATTCCGCGTTTGTCGATTACTATTTTCCCCATTACACCCAGAACTCGCAGACAGGCGCGCAAACACCATGCGCGCCTTTCCACATTAAGGCGGCCAAAGAGGTAAAGGCAAACAGGAACCTGCGGGCGGTCTATAAATGGCACCGTGGCGCGGCAAAGTCCACACACCTGGACATATTTATCCCCCTGTGGCTAAAGTGTCAGGAACAGCGCGAAATTAACGTCATGGTGCTGGTGGGTAAGAGTGAAGACAACGCAAATACCCTGCTGGCTGACGTGCAGGCAGAGCTTCAGTACAACCAGCGTTATATTAACGATTTCGGCGAACAGTACAACAGCGGTTCATGGGAGGAGGGCGAATTTGTTACAAAGGACGGCACGGCCTTTTTTGCCCGTGGCCGTGGTCAGTCGCCCCGTGGTCTGCGATACCGCAGCCACCGCCCTGACTACATTGTCATAGACGACCTGGACGACGACGAGCTGTGCGAAAACCCCAGCCGCGTGCAGAGGCTTACCGATTGGGTAAAGGAGGCTTTGTTCGGTGCCCTGGACGGTGGCCGTGGCCGCTTTATCATGGTCGGCAACCTCATAGCCAAAAACAGCGTACTGCAAAAGATTTCAGAGACCAAAGGCGTGCGCGTGTCGCAGGTCAATATATTGGACGAGAACGGCAACGTCTCATGGGCGGCCAAATGGACACGCGCAGAGGTGCAGGCCATTGAGGACTTCCAGGGGTACCGCTCATTTCAAAAAGAGTACATGAACAACCCGATTGTCGAGGGTGCCGTGTTCCGCCAGGAATGGATAAGGTGGGCAAAACGGCCACAGTGGCGACAGTTTGAGGAAATAGTCCTGTATATCGACCCCTCATGGAAAGGCTCAACAAAGAACGACTACAAAGCCGCAAAGCTCTGGGGTAAGGTCAAAGGCGGCCAGCTGTGGCACCTGCGCGCTTTCGTGCGGCAGGCTACCGTGGCCGAAATGGTGCGCTGGTGTTACGACCTCTACGAATGGGCACAGGCCACAGGCGTGGCCATAAAGTTCTACATGGAGGCCAACTTCATGCAGGACATGTTAATGGACGACTTTACAAAGGAGGGCGACCTGCGCGGCTACCAGCTGCCTATTATTGGCGACAAACGCAAAAAGCCCGACAAGTTCCAGCGTATTGAGGCCTCCGCACCGCTGTGGGAGCGCGGCTTTGTCTTTTACGACGAGAGCCAAAAGGACGACCCCGACATGCTGCGCGGCCTTGACCAGACGCTGGCATTCCAAAAGGGTATGCGCGGCCACGATGATGCGCCAGACGCTGACGAGTCGGCTATTAGCATACTGCAAAAACACTCTAAAATTACAAACTTCACGCCGTCTTTCGGAAAGCGGCGAAACGCAAAAAATGTAACATGGTAACTTTTATTAAAAAACTTGTGCGCGCCACCGTATTTGAGTGGCGCAGAAAACGCGCCATAAAAAAGGCGCAGAAAGATGCTAACCTCCTGCGCCGTCGTTTCCTGGTGCTGGTACAGAACGGAAAGCCCGTTGTCGTGTCGATGCAGGGCGTTAAAAAGCTCATACGGTGCCACCGCTTTGCAAAGGGCTTCACGGCAGAGAAAGCCCGCGAAATAGCCCTTTATGTGGCAGACCCGCAACCCATTAAAAAGTAAAGCAAATGTTTCTTACAGATGAGGACTACAAGTCCGTGTGCGACGATTTCGAGTTTGAACAGCTCCAGGCACACACCGACATACGAAAGCAGGCCGAAAAGGCCGCCATGGAGAAAATAAGCAGCTACACCCGCGACCGCTACGACATGAAAAAGGCGTTTGCCCAGAAAGGCGACTGCCGTAACGCCATGCTGGTGGACTGCGCCGTAAACATTGCGCTGTATATACTTGTACACCGTCTGCCTGGAGACATGGGCAGCGAAAGACGCGACCAGATGTATGAGGACAGCATTAAATGGCTCAAAGACGTGCAAGCCTCAAAGGCCACGCCTGACCTGCCCAGATACATAAGCGACGACGGCGACACTGACAGCCACAACCCCGTGCGCTTCGGCTCTGGCCTGGATAAGGTGGGCAGCTGCACATGGTAATTTACAAACCGTTAAACACCCGTTAAATGAACATTTTACAGAAAATAGGCAATATCTTTACAGGCGGCCAGACGTACAGCAGTGCAGAGGTGCACCGCATTGCCGAATTTGTCAAAAGCAAAGAGGGTCGCCGCCTTACCGCCGAACTCATACGACAGACCGACAGCCTGACAAAAAAGGACGTGGGCATGTGGCGGCAGGCCTGGCAAATGGCCATAAACATAGACAACCCCAAACGGCAGAACCTTTACGACATTTATACCGACTGCCTCATTGACCTGCATCTTGAGGGCTGCATAGGCCAGCGTAAAGGCATGGTGATGAAACAAAAGTTCCGCATGGTGGGCGCAGACGGCAAAGAGGTGGAAAAGGCCACGGCTATGTTTGAGCGCGAATGGTTTAACGACTACTGCTCCCTGGCTCTGGACTCCCGTTTCTGGGGGCACAGCCTTGTGCAGTTTGGCGACATTGTGAAGACCTCGGACGGGTTGAGCTTTGAGGGCGTGGAGCTGGTGCCACGTAAGCATGTGTGCCAGGAGCATGGTATGCTGCTGCGGAACACGGGCGACGATTGGCGCAGCGGCATAAGCTACCGCGAGGGTGAGCTGGCCAGCTGGTGCCTGGAGATAGGCAAACCCTACGACCTCGGCCTGCTGCTGAAATGCGCCCCGCAGTGCATAAGCAAAAAAAATATGCTGGGTTTCTGGGACATGTTCGGCGAAATTTTCGGCGCGCCTATGCGTATAGCAAGGGCCACCACCACAGACGACGCGGAACGTGCCAAAATTGAAAGTGCCCTCGAAAACATGGGCAGCGCGTTTTGGGGTCTGTTCCCTGACGGCACCGAAATAGACATAAAGGAAAGCAGCAGGGGCGACGCTTACAACGTCTATGACAAGCGCGTGGACAGATGTAACAGCGAAATTTCAAAGGGCATACTTAACCAGACCATGACCATAGACGCGGGCAGCTCGCTTTCACAGTCTGAAACGCACCTGGACGTGTTCGAGAATGTCATAGAGGCCGACAAAAAAATGCTGTCTAACAATGTGAACGACCACCTGCTGCCGTTCATGCAGGCGCACGGCTTCCCTGTCGGCGGCCTGCGCTTTGAGTGGGACGACGCGGCGGCCTTTACACCGTCAGAACAGCGCGAAATGGAGCGCGTGCTTCTGGAGTATTACGAAATAGACCCGCAGTATTTCACAGACAAATACAACGTGCCTATCACAGGCGTGCGTGAAAAAAAGACACAGCCCGACGCTTTTTTCGGGTAAGCCCCGCGCACGCTGCTGACCTGCGCGAAAAATACGGGGCTTTCCATGCAGCAGTAAATATGCTTTATGAGGACGACACGCTCCAGCTGGCCGCCGATGACGACGCGCCCAGCCTTGCCCCGTCTGTCTTCGATGCTGTGGCCGACCTTATCTATAAGGCTGGCGGCTTCGACATAAACCAGGTTAAAGACCCTGCGGCGCGCAAACTCTTGATCGAGACGGCGGCAGCCATTAACAGGGGCGTAAACACGCACCTGCCTACCGACGTGCCCGACACGCTGCGCTATGCCCTGGAAGAAAACAGCTTTATATTTTCAGGCTTTAAGACGTTCCACGCCATGCGCGAAATAGGGCTGTCGCTGCTGAACGACAAAGGCGAAATAAAGCAGTACGCCGATTTTCAGGCCGACGTGATAAAGCTCAACAACAAGTATAACAAAGCCTATCTGTATGCCGAATATAAACACGCCATAAGCACCAGCCAAATGGCAGCCAAATGGGTGGGTATAGAGGCCGACGGCGACCGCTACCTGTTGCAGTACCGCACGGCAGAGGATAACCGCGTGCGCGAAGACCACGCAGCCCTGGACGGCATAACACTGCCGCCTTCCGACCCGTTCTGGTCTAAATACTACCCGCCGAATGGCTGGGGCTGCCGATGCACCGCCGTACAGGTACGCCGTGGCAAATACACCGAAAGCGACCCAAAGGCGGCCATGGAGCTGGGCGACAGTGCCACAGAGGCGGCAAAGCAGCAGATTTTCCGCTTTAACGCTGGTAAGGAAATGCAACTGTTTCCGCCGAAACACCCGTATTTTAAGGCTCCAGCGGCGGCGAAAAAGGTAGTACAGGAAGTCGTCCAGGAAGAAAGCGAACAGGTCAGAAAAGACCGTTATAAAGCAGAACTGCCCGACAGCCTGACCGATGCGGAAAAGGAGGCCATTGTGCAAAATTACATAGACATAGAAAAAGCGGCTAAAATACGCAAAGGTGTACCCATGAGCCTGGATGATGCAGACAAACAGAGCGCGAACCCTAAACACGTTTTGCAGTTTATTGAAGACCCCAACGGCACATACCGCGATAAAGCAGGTAAGCGTTACAAGTTGAACCCTGACTATAAAAAGTCACGGGATGAGCGGTATAGTATAAATTGCGCCACATGTTCACCTGCATACGCACTGCGCCTGCGTGGCTTCAATGTTACGGCAAAGGGCTGCGTGGAGCGTTCAGGCAGTCGTAACGAGTGGGCTATGAATGGGCACAGCTTCGACATGTGGACAAATGCAGACGGTACACCTGCAAAGCCAGCCTACACCTATGAATGGAAAGAGAAAAAAGGCTATAAGACCATGACAGAAAAACGCTATCACGAATACTTTGAGGAAGTAACAAAGGAGGAGGGCGTTTATATTCTCACAATAGGCTGGAAAGGTCGCGGCGGTCATGCTACTATTTTACAGCGTTTCGCCGATGGTACGCTGGCATATATAGAGCCACAGGAATATAACGGAACAGCGGCAAAAAGAGACATAGACGAACTATGCAAGAAAGGCGCAGGAAACCCACACCCAAAACGTGGCGTGCTCCGCGTAGATAACAAAATTTTTAATGCAGGTTATATGGACTTATTCGACACCGAATAGAGAAAAGAGGCGCGCGACCTCTGCGCTGTCGGTGATAACGACGCTATGGCCGTCGTAGCCATAGACAGAGGGAAGGCAAATGTCCAAATCGTCAGGATAGGCAAAGCCGTAGTAAGCGACCCCCGCCTCTTTACCCAAATGGTAAATGTGGTTGCCGTAGCGTTGCACCTCTGATGCAAAGGCTTCCTGAATTTGTTTTGGTATAGTTTGCTGCTTCATGCCGCAAAATTACAAATTATTCCTGATATGTAGACAAATAAATCGTAAAAAATAACAATGAGAACCCCCGAACAGCTCAAAAAAGACATAATTAGCGACATGCGGGTAGACCTTGCAGAGGAATTTGACAAGAATTTCAACCGCAAAGCCTTTTTTACCGAAAAGTGGAAAAAGCGCAGGAACCCAAACGCCCTCGGCTCGCTGCTGGTCGTTACGGGCAGCCTCCGTAAGTCCATACAGGCAAAGGAAACGCCCGACGGGGTTAAGTTCACCTCCAACCAGCCCTATGCCACCCTGCACAATGAGGGCGGCAAAGGCTCGGTAACGGTGCGACAGCACACCCGAAAGAGTAAAAAGGGTAAGACGTACACCGTAAAGCAGCACACCCGTGCCGTTAAGGTGCCACAGCGTCAGTTTGTCGGCGACGGCAAAGAGACGCAGCGCATTATA